ACCGTATGCAACACACTCTCTGTACAACTTAATACTAAAGTCATAGTTGTATGCAAAAATTTTAGGGACGTCGTTTTCTGTAGTGCTGCTGATTGCACCGAGATGAATAATCGTATCATATTCTTTTACATATGGTAGGCAGCCATAGCTTTCATCGTAATCGTAACCGACGACATCGTGCCCATCAGCAATCAAACTATTGTAAACATGATTACCAATAAACCCTTTGTAGCCTGTAACTAAAATCTTCATTCAAAGTACCACGTAATTTACAAATACAAATACACTAGCCATAAACATGACTGTAACGAACAGTCCTATTACAAAGAATACTACTGGGTTACCATGTTCGAAATCTCTAACACGGTTTTCGGAACTTTGTACACCAAAGAACGCTTGCAGTACGCTCAGTATGTTACGCCATATACTCATACTTATAATATCGAATCAATGTCTTGCTTTTTCAAGGTATACGTGCCTCTATGTTGCACAGCAATACCAGCACACTTATTAGCAAACTCAATACATGGACCGATTGGTTCACCTTGAAGCATTTTGTAAGTTAATCCAGCCAGAAACGTATCCCCTGCTCCACACACATCAAACATCTTAACCTGATCACTAGGATATGTGGTACCATTGTACATAGCACCTTTACTACCAAGGGTTACAATTGTTGATCTTGGTACTGACTTAGCTTTTTCATACTCTAGCTCATTGATCTTGACAATACATCCTTCAAACTGAACAAGATCATCTTTCTTGCTGTCTATCAGTATGGGTCCATTGAACAACGTTCGTAGCTGCTGTACGTTATCGTAAGTAATAAACCCCTTATCGTAATCACTAATAACAATAGCGTCATAGATAGTTACATCTTGTATAGACGATACTTCAAACGGAGTAATGTTTGGGTGAGTAGAATCAGCACGCATTAAGTGCTGACCACTTTTAGAGTCGACATATCTGGTTTTGTTAATGTGCTGTGATAGCCGCTGATGGGCAAAAGTAGTATCGATACCAAATGCTTTGAGATTCGCATTGACATTGCCTGCCATACCATCTGCCATGCTCTTCCAAACCAGATCAGCAACAGGCACAGGCGCCTCGGGACTCAATCTCGAGACGTTGCAATAGTAGGTTTCGTCCCTACACAACTCTCCAACTACTAGTACATTCATACAAACAGATCGCTGTAATCCTTCTTCATCTTACTTCCAAACGCTTGGTTAAGACCTTTACCAACCTCGGTGTTGTCCATCACAGGTCCATCGTCCACTAAATCAGCTTGAGCTGACTGTTCGACATCATACAGCCTCATCTTGGCTCTATCAACACCTATTACAAATCTTTTGTACGTAGTAGGATCGTTGTATCGATTCTTTAATTGTTTAACCATCAATTGGTTAAGCTGCTCAAGCTCGTCGCTGTTAATAATAGCAAACATGAAGTCAGCTGTAGCAGGTAGACCAAACGACTCTGACGTATCTTCCAGTCCAAGATCGCTATTGGTGTATCCAGAACGCGTCGTCTGGGTAGCAGAGACAATCGGTACATTCTTTTCTACAGCTAGCCCTCGTAATTCCTCTGCAATAGCTTTAATGTAAGTATACGAGTTTATAGAGCCTCCTATCGCCTTTGAACGACTACTAGAACAAATGTTTAGATAGTCGATATAGATGATGTCTGGCTTAAAGTTGCGCTTAATAGCTAGCTCGTTAATCAGATGTCTGAAGTGGCCACTGTGCGCCGAAGCGGTAGGATACTCTTTGATAATCAATCTACCAGGTGTGCGTGATCGTAGATCGGCAATCTTATTGTCGTACATTTGTTTAGGTAAATTAATAAGGTCATCTACCTTGACGTTCAACAAATTAGCATCAATACGCTCTGCAATCTTTTCTTCAGCCATCTCCATAGTGATGTAAAGGACGTTCTTTCCTTCCATCATGTTACCCGCAGCAAAGTGACACATTGCAAGAGACTTACCTACACCAGTACCAGCAAGGATAATGTTTAGAGACTTGCGAGGAAGACCGCCTTTAGTAATCTTGTTCATATACTCAAGGTCAAACGGAATGCGTTCTTCCTTATGGTGGTAGAACTCAAACCGCTGCTCATAGTCTTCTATGAAGTCATGACCAATGTGATTATCAAATGTGACGGCTAATGCTTCAGACAGCACTTGTGGAATTGCTTGCTTAGTCTTCGTCTTACTCTTTCCATCGATGATGTGGATAGATTCCATAATCGCATTGTATACCGCTTTCTCTTGACAGAATTGCTCTGTCTTATCAATCAGCCACTCTACATTAACTTCGTCATCCTTGCTAAGCTGCTCGACTTGAGACACCGCATTACTATAATCAGCTTCACTTAACGATTGAGTATTCTCTAACTCAATATACAGAGCTTCTTTAGAAGGCGGACAGTTGTACTGATCCATGTATTGTTTAATCTTACCAAGGATCACCCTGTCTGTAACAGTCTGAAAATATTCTTCTTTTAAGAATGGAAGTACTTTGCGAGCAAATGATTCGCTATTGATCAGATGGCTCAGTATGTTCGCTTCTATCGTCATTTACCTTTTCCATAATCATTGATACTATGATGTCACCGATCGTTGTTTCAAATAGCTGCTTGTCACAATCTTCACTGCCTTCGATTACAGTATAATTGAAACTAAGGACACCTTCATCATTAATACTAACTGTGTCGATCTGAATCACATAAGATTCAAAAGGACCTTCTGCAATCATAATCGGACACAAAGAGTCCTCATCTACAGCTTCAAGTACAGCATACTTAGGAATCAAATCGCAATCTCTCCATCATCCTGTATCAGATCATCCTTAGATCCATATGTAAACTCTAGCGCAGCAGCTTCGTCGATACGTGCTAGCAGTTCGTCCGTAAAGTATTTTGTAGGATCGCTTAGAATAGACTTAGCATAAACTTTAGTACCATCGGGCATCTCATATCGGTTTGCCACCTTCTTAATAATCTCATACTTTTCAGCTAACTCTAACAGACCATAGTAACGGTCTAATCCTTTATCGTAAGTAAGAAGTACCTGTACCTCTTTGTTCTCTTTAGTAAGTCGACTCTTAGTCATCTTGACTCTAATAATATTACCAACGACCTCCTTGCCGTCTTTTTCTTTTCTCTTTGACAAGAAGCAAATTTGTGAAGCCGTATACTTGAGACCACTACCACCAGCCATCTCTTTTGTTGGGATGTAAGATCCAACAAGTTCATATACATGGTTGGTAACTAGCATAGGTACATTTGCTTTGGCTAGCTTAAGGTTAAGAACACGGAACGTGGCTTTGAGAGTAGCTGCCTTAGTCATGTCCCTGGTTTCGCTACCTGCATGGGTATCCTCAACTTCTTTAGTAGTCGACAGCTGACCGAGAGAATCCAGCACCATCATCATAGGTGGCTTCTCTCCCTTAGTCTCATTGTAGTTGTCTAGGATTTGTAGAGCAGTGTGTCGAAACTTTTGAATAGTGTCTGGCTCAGAGATAATCACTCGCTTGGTGTCAATACCACGTTGCGTCATCATCTCTTTGGTGACAGCTGCTTCTGTATCGAAGTAGAACACTGCACCGTCTGCATTATCATCTAAGAACCTCTTTACAACACCCATTACAAAGAATGTCTTACCGGTAGCAGATTCACCAGCGAATGCAGTAATCTTATTGTTAGGTACACCACCGTGGATGCTACCACTCAGTGCTGCGTTTAGAATATAGCTACCGGTGTCAATGTTACCAGAGTACTCGGCGCTAGCTAAACCATCTTCTGCTATAGATGTGTTCTCATCATTAAGTTGTTTTACAATATCACGAAAGAAATCACTCATACTATCCTCATTACATTTCATTCAATCTGTTAATAATCTTTGCCTTTAGTCGTTGCAGCGAACGTTTCTCATGTTTACGTTCAATGGAGTTACCTTTAGTATACATCTGTACCAACTTTTTATCAACCCCATTCAACAAGTCCTTAAGCTCACTTTTGGAATCTATTTTAGTTACATCAGGGTGTTGATTGAAGTTTTCGTGCATCTTGTCGTAGTCATCAAAAGCAGGATCCGACTCGACTTCAACTTCAACAAAATTCCAATCGTCGTCCATAGTACTGACTGTAGCAGCCTCAATAGTTTTCTTAGGCTTTTTTGGTACCGATAATGTCATGTTTGCAGCTATAAGCAAAAGAACAGCAAGTGGATCGAATACAAACACAATAAGCAAGATAACCCAACGTACTGCTTCATCAAAAAAGTCACGTGCCTGATCTCCATATATTAATTCAGCAATATACTTTAGAGGACCAACCTCGACCTCCAATGCCAGTTTTTCTTGTTGAAGCGGCGTGAGACCTTTCTGGAGTTCCTCAATTTGAACGTACGCAGCATCAATTGTCTCGTTGAGAACACTCCTCTCATCTTGTTGATTTTGGCGAACCGCAAT